TTCATTAATTGGCCCCCAAACAGCCGAATTTACAGTAGCAATAAAAGCAGAGACCAAAATCCACACATCACGTCCAATACTAATTCCAAAGAATTTCGCTGCCAACACTAATGTTATAACTGATATTCCGGTTCTTAGTAAACGTAATCCAAACAAGTAGGTCGATATTTTTCTCAAATTTTGAGTCATTTTCTTTACTTAAATTTTTGAAATTGCATAAACTAAAGCACGCCCCAATGAATTGTCAATATAATCTCCATCTCTCGGGTGCGCATAATCTGTTGACCATTGTCGGGCTGCTAATTTTACTTTTATAGCTGTTCCGATTAATGGTATATTCTGTTTCCATTTTATCGCAAAATTTCTTTTTTTATAAATTCGTGGGTAATAGTTATTGGTTCCAACCCAATTTAATTCACTTCCCGTTTTATCCTCAATTGTAGTGTACCATCCGGTTATTGGATAACAATCTTTTCCATATACATTTTTATTGTTTACCCAAACTTCTATACCTTCCCAATGTCCTACGCCGTCAATAGCGAACGTTATTGTATCGTTTCCATCAGCTACAAAGTCAAAATCACTTGAATGAAGCGAATTTTCGCAATAATCCCTTGCATATTTCCACGCATCAACGAAATATACGGTTCCATCGAATTTTTCTGCAATCCATTGTTGTATATATGTATATTCTGCGGCATTTCTGGTCCACATATCAACATAATAAATATTGAATAGACATATTTTGCATTTCGGAACCATCTTTTTTATGTTACTTATTAGTAACTCCATTTGTTGCATATATTGTTCTATTGAACGAATTGAAATTTCCTGCCCTACCAAATCATCAATAGTTTCTATACAAATAAACTCATTCAAATGCAATGGTTCTGCCCATGTTATTTGACCTTGAACATTATCAACGGTTTCAATTCTACGGGTCTGTACTTGGCGCAAATCTCCGGTATAAGTTCCAATTCGGACAAAATCCCCTTTGGCAACGTCCGAACCAATTATTTCATCGGCTTTAAGACTGCGTGTTGTTATCTCTTTTATTATTCCAATATTTTTTGTTACGTTATATGTATCACTTTCTTTAACATATTCAATTTCGTTTACTTCTAACATCGGGAATTGTTTCAATTCATCTAATGTTATTCCATTGTAAACACGCTTTATCTTTCGTGGATAATTTGCCCAATCATCATTTCCCGTAAGTCCTATTGTTACAACATCGGGACTGAAATAATCAGCAATATTCCAATACGCCCTATTGATATATGAACCACTATTGAAAATTGCCGCTGTCCAACCTCCTATTCCTGCGTTCATAACATTATGGAAAACGGAACTCGCAAAATTAAATACAAAATACGGGTTATTTCCACCCTCTATTTTTAGGGTTATTTCTCTTTCGACATCTGAATCAAACCAAAATTTATAAAATGATTTTTCATTAATCAAACGAAAATCCAAACCGGAACTAATATTTGCCGGGTTTGTTGGGTCGTATGAAATTGTTCCATCCCCGTATGGACTTTCATTTTCTCCACTCTCTGTTTCTCCAACGGTTGATTTAACAAAACAAATTGTTTCCCCGTAATTGTAAGATACATCAATTACCGCCCCCGCTGTTGGTGCTTCCTTGAAATACAATGTATGTATAACGTTTCCATTATCATCTAACGAACGTATAACAAGACAATCAACACCAACCGGAAACGTTCCGCCGTACCCTTGCGTATTTAATATAATATTCTTGGAAACTCCATTTACCTTTAGAACATGGGAATATGTAAAGCAACGTTTTAGGTTGAATTTTATTTTCTCCCCATCTCCGGAAAATTGTTCTGTATCGCTTCCTATTGTTGTGTTGTGGTTTGTAAATTCAGCAACTTTTGTATCTCCATCATATAAACCTATTAAAGCATAATCAGACGTTCTTTCTATCACTTGGCAAATATTTAATTCACTTCCTTTGTGCTTAAACTTAATTTCCGCACCTACTCCGGATATTTTTATGGCTTTTCCATCCATAAATTTAACGTCGTTTGTCTGTACTTCGCCATTTGTCGTTTCAACGTCATTATATGCTGTATATTTTCCGGAACTTTTATACAACCAATCAATTGGCTTTTTTAGATACGAATAAAACAAAAATCCATCGCCCCACACATTTGACGACCCCGCAAAAACAACATTTTTTTGTTGCATCGGCATTATATATGTATTTTCCTTTTGCAATTCTGATATATCCGTTTCTATTTTATGCAATCTATCGTTCAACAGTTCATTCCATATTCGCAATGGATTGAATACAATTTTATTATTTATTCTTGTGCCGTATAAAAATTCTGTTCCTGCAAAAACCGAATAATCTATTAATACCCTAATTCTTAACCCTGCCATTTCTCCGGACGAAACCGTAACATCAAATTCATGTTCTTGATAGTCGCATGGGACCTTAGGCGCAATTAATATTGACGCTATGTCCCAATTGTTTGTTTCATTGTATATCCTTTTGTTTGCGAAATATACTAACTGCCCAAAAGAACCACCCGTTGTTTCTGTTTGTGCGGCAAAAGTTCTAACAAAAATATCATCGTTTTTTATTGCCTCCGGTACGTCATAAAAACCTATATTTTTAATTGCAGAAATAATTTTCCTTTCCGCTTCACTATAATTGTCATCCGGATTTTTTAAGAAGTTCAATCCACCATTACCGTATATATCGATTTTTAGTCCGGAAACGCCTGTTTTAAGTGCATCAACATCGGTTTTCAGTCCGGAAACGCCTGTTTTAAGTGCATCAACATCGGTTTTCAGTCCGGAAACGTCTGAATATTCAGAAAAGTTTGTGTATCTATCATTAATTTTCAATTTTATCTCTCCGGTGTCGACATCAGATATATAAATTGTCTCACTATCCGGAACCTGCGAAACATCTATTGTTATATAGTATTGTTTGCCGTCTATTTTATATAAAAATGGGGCATTGAAATTTACATTAGTCAACAAATCACCTCTTTGCCAAACTTGGTCTTTCTCCCATGCAAAACCAATTCTATTCCCAAAAGCTGAATGTCCTTTTACAAAAGAAAAAAATCCTAATCTTAAACTTTTATCAAATCCGGCAATATTTAACCCTCCAACTTTTTCAAAGAAAAGAGTATTTGTTGCTTTTACGACTGAATTTTGAAAGTCAAACCAATCCGGATAAACATTTATTGATTTATTTGTAAGAACATTTAGCCTATAAATACGCCAAATATTATTGTCCGTATATATTATATCCAATTCATTTGGATTTACTTGTATATTGCCAAAGTTTACATAAATACCATCTGTTGTAGTCAAATAGAATACATTTGCATCGGGTGTCCCGGGATTTGTGCCGGGTATGGCTATTCCTGCAAATGTCGCATTTTCTCCAATTACAGATACAATACTTTTTAATACATTTTGAAGTATAGCCCCGGTAATTTCTTGATTGCCATTTGTTTTTATAACATCCGCAATCGCTTGTTTTAATTCTTGATAATTCGCCATAACTAATTAATTTAATCGTTATTAAAATCATTATTGTAATCGCTGTTAAAATCGCCAATATTTGCCCCTAAATATCCACGACCTATTTTTTTAACGACGGTTGCTGTCTGAAATTCTATTTCCACGCTCGCCAAATCTCCCTGCGTCTGCCATTTTGGGGTAATTAGAAACGTATCGCAATCGTATTCCCTGCCGTATTTATCCGTTATGTGTATATAATCAGCCATACGAATAAAACGCATAACATCGCATAAGTATTCCGGTGCCAATATAGTACATTTGAACGTCTTTACCGAAATTTGTTTTTCCGGGAAAAAATAACCGTCCCTTTCCTCGCCGTCCTCTTCAAATTCATAATCCGGTTTTCCTAACTCGGTACAAAGATATAACATGTTTTTGAATGTCGGATTTTTATAAACTATTTGTCCGGCGTCAAACACTAAATTTTCAATGTCCCACCAATCAATTTTCAAATAACCGGAAACGTCCTGCACAACCGTAAACATTTCAGAATACCACGTTTGAACGCCATCAGATAACCGCAAATAATAAATTCCGTCAAACTGATTTAACGGCATGGGTAATATTGCCGGGTATAATATTACATCATATCCCAACGACCGAAACCGGACAACTTGCAATCCGGTTTCCCTCATGTATGTTGTTATATTTGCAATTTGTTTTCCGGTTTTATCATATAGAATAACAGACGTAACAGAATTTGAACGGGTATTTCTTATTATCTGAAACGGCAATAATCTATCAGCCGGTGCGAACAATGGGTATATTTGCCCGTATGCGTAACTTTTACGGTGGTTCTGCTGCTCTATTGACGTGTACCACGGCAATACGCTTATATTGTTATTCTGTATCATATTTCAACGTTGCTTTAATGTTTCGACTACACAAATTTACGCTTAATTTATCAACTTGACCGTTACCGATATACGTTTTTATTAGTTGCATCGGGTTTGGGTCGTCATTTGCCGGAAAACTGAACGTTTGTTTCTTCTTTCTCTCAATACCGTATGCGTAAACCTCGGAACCGTTTATTGATACACGACGGGCGGGTAAATCATATAACCAATACGGGGATTGCAGATTGATAAACGCCAAATATCCGTTTTGCAAAAAGTATTCGACCCTGTTAATAGTTTGGCGGGTAAATGGTAATATCCATTGCGACCCGGACGTTGGCGGAACGGCGGCAAACAAGGCGAACCCGTCCGAACTCATATTGCCGGGGTTTAACAACATCATATCAATATCGGACGTAAAGTTTGATATATTAATTTCCTCAACCTTTCCGGGCGTTACATACTTGCTTATTACTTGTATCGGCAACCCTTCAAATGCCGCCGTAACGTCGTCCATCCATTCAAATTGGTAACGTTCCGGCAAATCGACCTTATCAAACGAATATTCCGACGTGTTGAACGCCCACGGTTTCCCGTTGCGCAAATTCAATTCCTTTGTCAAATCGTGGCTTAATATAGCCCCGCCGGAATAGGAACCGCCATTGCGGAAATATTGGATATGTTCGATTTTAAATTTGCCGTCCTCAATGAACCAATAACATTTAAAACAATCCCGTAACATATTGGTAAATTGTTGTAAGGTCGTCGGGGCTTTTTGTGCGGGTTGCTGATATTCCCCGTTTATAATATTGGTTTTCTGTGATACAAGCAAACGGAAATTCAACCCGGATATTGGGTTGTTACCGCTGTATAAAAATTGACTGTATTCCGCCGTGGCTGCGTGTGTTATACCCGGTGCAATCTGATTGAGCAAAACGGATATACAAGACGCAACCGGGAACGCATCCCGCAAAGTATATGCTTTTCGTGCTTTTTCCTCTAATATCCAATCCATCAAATAAAACCCAAACCATAACGACGCATAACGCCACGTTGACCGGGCTATTGGATAAAACGTTTGCCCGTATATGGAATAAGGCGGCGCAAAATACTTTCCGTTGTCCGCTAATCCCCACTCGGTCGGGGCATCTGAAAAGTTGTTTGAAATAAACGCCACGTCGATTGCGTAACCAATCGCACGCCTATAATTACGGTTATTATCAACTATATCATCGGCGGGCAATGGATATGTATTAAGGTCGTCGATTTTCTCCACGTCGCACAAATACCGGGCGTATATATTATAACTTTTCATATCGGCGTGCATTGTTCCGGTTGCCCCGGAACCCTCGACGGCGGTTAAATCAAACTCCAACGTATCAAACGGGGACGTTGTAACCTTTTGATAACGGAACATTGCCACATCGTCCGATTGTCGGCGTATCTCAACCAATGCAACCCCAAACGGCACGCCGTCAATTCGTTGTTGTGAAATATAGATATAATAATTAACATTCAATTCCGGGTATAATTTCCCCTCGAATACGTCCGCACTTGCACCCGTTGCAATTCGTCCGGTATAAAGCCCGGATATTACCACCGGGGAACCGTTGGACGTAATTTGTATTTCTTTCAATATATTGCACAAAGCAAAATGATAGGTTTGTACTAATGCGTTTTGGTCGGTCGTGGCGTTTGCGTCTTGTTCCCAATTCGTACCGCCCAAAAAACAAGAAACAACACTATCCCCCGGAACGTATATTTGAATTAATGGACGCTTGTTTATTGTTATCCGTTGGATTGTCGGGGCTAACGTTATTAAATTGTATTCCTTTTCCAATCCCGCCAACACGTCGCTATAATCGTCGATTGCGTCCGGTTGCACAACAACCTTTTTATCGTAATCGGTAAACGTGCAATCGGTTTTCATAAACTTGCCTTGAAAGTATTGGAACCATGTACGCCCGCCGTCGTCGCTCTTTTCAATGCAATACAAAAATTCATTGTCGAACGATTGACGGTTTATATAGTCGTAATCATCCCGGACAAAGGTAATTTTGCCGGATAATTTGGCACGATAAAACCGTTGGTTGGTTTCTAATTCGTACTCCTTTGCCAAATCGTCCTTATAAATCGGATGCACGGTTTGACCTTGTAAGACGTTCGGGGCGTCCAACGTTCCCAATCTCAACCATGCCGTCCCGTTGGCGTAATGCGCTTTGATTACATTAAACCGGATATATGCGGCATTGCTTGGTATGTCAAATTCCGTATTTGTGGCGGACGGGTCGCTCCCCCAACCGCCGATAATCTTTTTATTGCTATCGTAAAATGCGCCCCCGGATTGCGTGGTGAAATTCTGAAACAATTTGCGGGGGTACACATTCCCAACCGGGACAAAAGTACGGGTATAATAGAACTTTGTACTATTCCCGTTTATGTTCCCGGTTATGTTACTTATCGCCCCGTTCGCTAAAAACGCATTTACAAATGAATGTCTATAAATCGGGTTCATATCAATTTTTAATTTTACGTGTCAAATTCTTGTAAACCTCAATAACATTGCCGTTGCCATCGACGTAACGACGGCGGCGGTTTTGTTCCTTAATCTCCCTTACATCGTCTTTTAAATCCCGCAAATCCGGTGCGTTATTTTGTTGAACCGTTACATTAATGCCGTCGGTATTGTAGGCATTAAGGTACTTTTGGGGGAATGTTCCCCGGTTCAAACTATTTATTACGTCCGGGATTAAACGACGGAAACGGCGGGAATTACGTTTATTGATAACGGCGAAAAATTCCCCGCCCTCGGCACGCCTCCGGGTTCCATCCGGTTTGGTTCCTAAATCCACGTCGTCCCCGGATTGGTGGGAACCGCCCGCCAACAATTCAACCGTACCGTCCCCGTAACTTTCCGAACCCTCGGCGGCTTTACTCATTTGTGCGGCTTTAATTTTGGCGGCGGCAAATGAAGCCCACATAACAGCGATTGCCGGGATTGCGAACGGGAACCCCAATTGCGACCAAATCAAAGCGGACGCCGTTACAAGGTTTCCGATTTGTTGGATTGTCTGTATTGCCTGTTGTGCCTTTTGCGCTTTCTGTTGTTCTTTCAACGCCTTTTCTTGGTTCCGCTTTGCCAAATCCAACTCCTTTTGCGCCATAACCACGTTATTGGCGTATCCGTTTGCCCTTGCTTCCAATTCGGCGTCCAACGAACGTTGTGCGCTGTCAACTTCTTTGTCGGCGGCGGAAACGGCGGCATCGGCGGCGGCTAATTTAGCCTGTAAAAACGTATCCAATTGCTCCATTGCAAAGGATACGGACGTACTTATTGCCTCCTTTTGGTCGTCGTCCAAATTCAGCCCAAACAAACCGTAAATGTCTGTTCCTCGTTCCTCTCCTTTTGACTGCTCAATTTCTTGGTCAATCTTTTTTATTGTGTTTTGAATTGTTTGTACTTCAACATCTGACAATTTATTGGCTGCTTGCTTGTTCAATTCTAATACCTTTTGCAAACGTTCCTTTTCTGCCTGCAAACGAAATTGGGTTTTCCGGGCTTCTGAATTTCTTGATAAATCAAATTCAGATTGCGCCAACGCTTGTTGCTGGTCAAACATCATTAATTGCTCTTGCAAATATTTGTCGGCAATTGCGTTTCCCTTAACGTCAAATCCGGCATTAATTACCCCGGCGTCCTGCTGTTGTCCGGTCGGCTTTTGCTCATTCTGCAACAATGCTGTTTGTTTTTCATTCTCTAACAACTGCATACGCAATTGTCGTTCCTGCTCGCTTCCCTGCTTAACCGCTTGCAAACGTAGTTCAATGCTTTCTTTCTGCAATGCCAATTCTTGCAACTGCCGTTCTTGCTCTATTTTCAACAACGCCTCTGTCTGCTGTTGTTCTAACGCCGTAATTGTTGCGTTTATCGCCTGCCGTCCGGTTTCGTTCAAATCCTTTTCGGTCTGTAATTGGTGCTGCAAATCCTCAATCTGTCGGGAATACTGATATTGCGTTTGCTGCCGACGCTTTGCCCATTCGTCGCTTTCCAACCGCAATTGTGCATCCTGCAATTTCCGGGTTGCCTCCAAATTCTTTTTATAAGCCGCTTCAATTTGCTTTGCTTGTTGTTCTTCCGCCTTTCCCGCATCGCTTTTTCCCCTTGGCGTTACGGTTGGGTTCTGTGTCGTTACGGGCTTATTGTCTGTTTGTGGCGTCGGGGTATCTCCAACAGAAACCGGGATTGTTAACGGTTTTATTTTCTTTTGCATACCCTCCAACCCCTCTTGGAAATTTTCTGTTATGTCTTTAACTTGGGCTTTAACCAAATTTCCATACGCTGCGGCATAATCTGCCAATCCTTTTTTTACGTCGTCAAAATCTAACGTAAACGCTCCCTTTAATACGGTTCCGGTTGCTTTGACTATATCAATAAAGAATCCAAACAAATTTCCCAACGTATCAAACGTTGTTTTGAATCCGGCAACAATCCCATTCCAAATTGCACGTATCAAAACACTTTCATTGTATAACTCAATAAAGTAGTTGATAACATTAATAACCCCTTTTATTATCGCCGTCAATCCTTGGTTAACAAAAACTTTTGCTTTCGTTGTCAACGTTTCAAAATTTCCTCCGGTTGCGTCAAACAACCATGATAATGCGTTTTGCAACTCAATTTGGCTTTGCAATTGTTCCTCCTGCAATTGCGCCAAAACTCCGGCTTTCCCTTTTACTTCATCCATGTTTGTTGAAATATCTTTCAACGTGCGCAAATACTGCAATCCGGCGTCCTCTCCGGGACCCCCGAATATATCTGCAATTGCAGCCCCGACCGTTGCCGCATTATCCGGCAATTCTGCCAATTTTGCGGAAACGTCTTGTATAACATCGAACGTTGTTTTGGTTCCGGTCTGCAAATCTTTTTGAACTTGTTCCGACGAAATACCGATACCGTCCAAAGCCGCCGCCGTCGCCGTCGTCATTTCACGCAAACGCAAATTTGCCTCCTTAATTGCGTCAACGCCTTTGTCCGAAAAGATACCCATTTTGTTTGTTTGGGCTACAATCGCAACAAATTGGTCTGCTGATATTCCAGCCTCTTTGAAATATGCCGGGTATTCTTTCAACGTGTCTAAAAATTCCCCGTTCGCATCGGCTCCGGACAAAAAACCATCCTTAACCAACTGCAATGCCTCATTTGCAGAAATACCAAATTGTTTTGATAATGCGTTTGTTGCAATCAATGTTTCCCGGAAATCTGCGCCGAACGAATCTGCGACGGCTTGCACCTCATTTCTAAACGCTTTCAAATCATCGCCACTTTTCCCGGTAAATTGTTGCGTCAATCTCGTTGCCTCAACTAACCCGGCGTTATAATCGTACCACCATTTAAACGCCGCACCCGCCGCCGCAATTCCGGCAATCGCCAAAAAAACCGGGTTTGAAAGTAATCCCAACAAAGTTTTTCCCAATGCTTTTGCCCCGTCGCCAATAGCTGTAAAAACGGCTTTACTTTCAGCCCCGCCACGTCCTAACGCCAAAAGACTTTCGCCAAATGCGCTATTTAAACCTAACGTTTCTTTTAATTTGTCGCCATACGCAATAATTGCGTCGGACGCCTCCGTATAATTTCCGACGTTCAATTGAAATTTCCCGGTTGCTTCCTGCAAACGTTTCATTTCTTCGTATATTTCTTTGGTTTGTGCAACCAATTTTCGCCCCTCCTCGGTGTTTTCCCGTTCGGCTTTAGTCATGTTGTTTAAATAAATCTTATTCAATGAATATTGCGCCGATAAACGGTTATAACTACCCTCGGCGGATTGATTTATTTTCACAATCAGTTTATTAATTTGGTTCGCTTCCTGCTGTGCCAATTTTAACTCGGCTAACTTTTTGGCGTTCTCGCTTTCTGCAAACGCCAAATCACGTTGCGCACGTGCCAAACGTTCCGCATCGTCTGCGGCTTTCTTGGTTGTGTTCCTGCCGTCCTCGGTTGCCCCGGAAACCTTTTGCAGAACCGCCGCCAACTGAATTGCTTCCGCCCTAATATTTTTCAACGCATTTGTATATGCGTCTGAAAGTTCATCCAATTGCTTTATCAAATCAGTAATCGAATTATCGGGGCTTACCAAATCAGAATATTTAATTGGGTTGTTGTTATCTGCCATATATCCGACTATTTGTTTTTGTTATTTTCGGGCAATTTGCCCTACAATCAATTTTCTTTTCTCAAATGTATAATTATCGTCTGAAAAATAAAACACCTTAAATCGCCTTATTTTGGCTTTTTCTGCTTGCTTTTTTCGCTTGCTCCTTAATGTATTCAAATGCGTTGTAATATTCCAAAACGGTAAACGATTTTGGGTTTACGTGCAAATGTTGGGACAACATCAAACACATATTTTCAAACTGCTTGTCGTATTGTATTTCCACGCTATCCGACCCGCTAAACGATTTGGGTTTTGTATAAGTCAACAACAACGTCGTAATATGGTCTATTTCTTCCCGTTTGTCGCTTTCGTCCCCCTTTATTATCGCATCCAACATTAACATCGTGCGTTGCTTCAATTGGTCGTAATACTCTTTAACCGTGGCGTCGTCGAATAGTTTAGGAAAATACAATTGCAATTCTTTATCTATTTTTTTTTTGACCGCTTCCAATTGGGCGGTCAACTCGGCGTTCGGCGCATCGGCGAATAAATCCAATACCTTTTGCAAACCGTCCGCCGTCATATCGTTGTATTCGGTTCCGTCCACGGACTTAACCAAACAGGCAAACGCCAAATACTTTGGCGATATGGCGGATTGGACGAAATAAACGTTTTGCCGCAAATTATCCAATTCCTTTTCCGCCAAATCCGGCTTTTCCTTTCGGATAAACCGGATTGCCTTTTCAATATGCGCATCCCAATCGTTCAAATCCGACCCAACCCCGGCGTCGATAAGCAACATTTTGTTATATGCGTGAAATCGCAAAATCGGCAATTCGTCGATACTGTCGTACAACACAACCGCCCGTTCCCCTATCTTTGTCGTTTTCATAAGAGTATGCGGGTTATGACTGTTGAACAAAACGGAACCAATAACAATGCCGGGTTCCCGGTGCATATAGCAAACAGGACGGACAAAACGACCCCGGCCCACCATGATAAGCAAAAGCCGCAATTGAACATCTTAACAAAAAAGTCGTTGCCGTGAACTTGGACGTACTCAATAACGCCCCACTTTTTTAACAGGGTCAACAGGAACGCCGCCACGGTTGCCACGACCAAAACCCAAATAATGAAAGTTACCATATCGTTAAATGTTACAAGGTTGATTAACTGACAATACACCCTCAAAGCGAAAACCGCCGAACGGGTGCATTAAAAATTGATTATCTATTTCGTCCAACGTAAACCCACGGTACACGTTTTCCGCCAACTCATAAATCCGGTTTATTACAATCGTCCCGTCTTTCAGCCAAAAACCGCCATTTAGGACGGTCAATATTTCGTTCTTCAATGCCTCGGTATTCCGGTTGTTGAGTTGACCGGGGTAAACCTTGCGCAAATCGAACCAAACAATAAGGGAAAACGGGGCTTTAATCTCGCTTTGCTCTTTGGGAACCCAACCGACCGTTTGCGGGTCGTCTATCCAAAAGAACGAAAAATTGCCAATATTGGCATCCGGGGAAACGTCGATATAATCATTGTCGCCTCTCCATTCCGTCCCGCCCGCATATACGTTCGGGGTATAATAGCGTTTGCCCTGTATCACTTTGGCGATACGTTGCGCCCGCCCAAATGCGACGTCCAACCAATCGACGTTATCCATTAACCCGGTTTGTATGTTCCCCAAAACCCGGTCGATTAAAACCGGGTTGGGAATTATAGGGGTTGTTCTCTTATTCGTTGCCATATAATACGTTTTTTGCTTTCTTCATTAAGTCCGGGAATATATATTGCCAAATCAACGCCGCAATATTTTCGTCCGTCAATCCCAATATTTGCCGCCCGTACTTTTTTATTAAGTCCTCCGTTTTGAAATCCGACGCTTTTATTTCAAACTGTTTGTCGCCGACTTCCAAAAAAAACGACGCTTCAAAATCCCCGGTATCCCGTAACGTTACCCGGTTTGTCGGTTGTCCCTTTTCCTCCTTTATGGCTATCGTCAACGGCGAATACGGGGCGTAATCCATAATATCCACGCCCAAACGGTTAATACCCTGTTCAAACAATTGTTCCTCGGCGTTCATATCAACAATATAGGCGTCATTGTCCCAAATGATTTGTTGAATGTATGCGCCGGACGATAACCCGTTGTTGAACGTGGCAACCCGGTTGCGTAAATCCTGTATTGACTTTAACCCCGCCATAATCTTACGTTGTCCGGTATTTTACGCCGTGGTTATTACAAGTAAGGCAAATACGGTCGATACCCTGCGTATCCAACCGCAACGCCTCGTATGCTTTTTTAAGGTCATAACCCAAACCTCCGGGGCGACCCTCAACGTTGCCGTCCAATTCGTAAAGAATTTCCAACCGGGTTGCGTTTACTTGGTTCCGGTTTACCTTAACATCGGGGTTCATTGCCAACGTGCGCAACATGATTGCGGCGACCTGTCGTTGGATAACCGTTTGGAAAATCTGCCTTTCCTTAATGATAAAATCCGTTAGGTCGCAACCAACGGTTATTTCGCAATTCAATCCGTAATTCTGCGTATTGGTGTACATCGTCAACGCAATATCCCACAACTCCGGGTATTCGTCGAATGTTTCCGGGGCGTTCATCATAAACGGGGATACCTGTAAATACTTGGTTATTTCCCGCCAACGCTCCAAATCAACGTAACCCGTACACGTCCCGCACGGCTCCCGGCTCCAATCCTTTGTCATGTTAATTGCCTGCATCCCGGCGGGCAAATCGTTTTGGTTGTAACAAAGGAACCACGACCCCCCGGCGTTGTTTCCGGTACTGATATACGGTAAATAACAATCTTTCAACGGGAACCATTGAAAACCGCCGTTTGTCTGCGTAAAATTCAAATCAAACGTCTTTATCGGGTCAATTTGGGACGAATGGAAAAGATACATACGAACAACCCCGGTTGCGCCCGTCATTTGCAACCCGATTTGTTCGATTTTCATTGTTACGCCCATAGAACGAACCGGGACAATTTCAAACCCGACTAATTTATGATTATTCGGCAACGTCGCCCGGATACGTCCCGCACCGTCAAAGAACGTGCGCCGTTCCAACAAGTTCTTTGTTTCCTTATCCAATCCCTTTATTTGCGTGAATGTTTGTACCATTTGCGCAATACCGTTACAGGTCAACCGCTCCAAATAATCGGAAATGAAATTGTACGGTTGCCAATATGGGTTGCCGTAATCGTCGTTGTAATCGTCGTTAAAATCGCTTTCGGTCGGTTCCTCGTTTTGGTTGTCCCGTGCGGCAATCCAAACTTTGTTGTTGTGGCGAACCTTTGCCCCGGCTTTGTATTCCCTTATCATATTCCAAACCGGATATTGAAAAACGAAATCATCCGGGACGATTGCCCGGACATTATCCAAAGTCACAAGGGGGTGCGCACCTTGAAACGTCAAACCGCTTTCCGTCTGCGTTAAATTGTCGTCTATCGCCTTTGCCGGGTCGTATGATTGTTCCCACCCGACGACGTGCAATAATGCGTCCTGTATTTCTTTAAGTCTATACATAAGCCCAAATATAACCGCCGCAAGTCTTTTTTATTCCCTTGCAACATTTAATAATATTACTATCATTCAAACCCGTTTCCCGTTGTGCATCTTTTACGGATAAAAAGGTTTTTATTAAATCGCCACAAGCGGAATACATCGCAATTTCTTTCGCTCGTTGGTGCAATCCGCCTAATCGCCCCGTCATATATACGCCAATCTTTTTATGTAAGCGGGATTTTGTTATTGGATTATTACAATTTTCTTTTGCTGTCACCCAACGCAAGTTGTCCGCATGGTTATTGGCTCGGTCGCCGTCGATATGGTCAACACATGGTTTGTTTTCGGGATTGGGGACAAAAGCCGCCGCAACTAAACGATGAACGTTTATTGTTTTACGAATACCATTACATAACACTACAATGTTATAGCCCTGTTTATTTGGAACTATTTTAAGCAATTTTGTTTTATTGCGTATATTTCCGAAATTACTTATTTCGTAATTAGGGAAATCGTTTATTACTTTCCAAGTCTCCACATCAATGAATTAAAAAGGGGGCGGGGATAACCACCCCGTCCCCTCGGTTTAACAATTCGTTATGCTCCGGCGTTATGCGCCACCTCCGGCGGGAAATTCCCCGGCGTTGGTTACATATACAGGCATACCCAACGGTTCGTTTGGATTGCGGGCGGCAATCTCGGCTTTGATAATCGGGTTTGCCACAGTATTCGAGTTGCTGTTGTAAGCAACCATATACGCCACGTCAACGGAAAATCCGAAATACTCCTTAACGGCGCACGTCAAATCGGCGGTTGCGGCGCCCATGATTGCGGACTGGTCGCCAACGGCGGTGTAATAGTGCGAACCAACGGGCAAATCAATGTACGGCAAACGTACAACGTCCCATTCGTGGGAATTCGCACGGGTGCGGCGCAATGCCTCACGGTCAACACGGGTAAGGATACCAACATTACCGTCAGCAACGGCAAACATGGTTCCCATTTTGTCCGCTTCGTCGGTTACGTTGTTCGTGTAATGTAAAACCTTGTTGTCGTATTCCATGCGCTTGTTTACGTCGTTGTAAACGCCATGTTGTGCAAGTTTACGGATAAGGCTATCAACCCCGGCGTTGGCGATAATGTGGATATATTCCGGGTAACAGTTAGCCCGCATAATCGGGTTAATATCGCCTAAAATCTCGGTCGCCATTTGGGTTGGAACCTGTATCACGTTGCCCTTCTGCGTGTAGTTAAGCAACGTTTTGAACACCTGTGTTTTGTTTGCCTCCAATGCGGCAACGGCTCCGACGTCCAATTTGTCCGCCAAAGCCCGGCACGTCTTTCCCATTTTGCGCAAAAAGTCGTGTTCGTAGGAAATTTCGTTGTTCATGTAGGCGGCGGGAACCATTGTAAAGCCAATGGCATAAGTCGCCCAAACAACCGTTACCAATGCGGACGTATTTTCATCGTCAGCGATAACGCACGAACGGACATTGCTAACCTGTACATCGCCGTCGTAATTGATAACGGGTACTTGTACCGTGTTACCAATGGACGCAAACGCACGGTCACGCAAATTGGGGTTAATGATTGAGGACGGAGCGTTGGTTTGCTCAATGAAAAAATCCAATGCGCCATACTCACACGGGCGGGTCATATTACGGTCTAATTCCGGGTTTTCAATCCGCCAATTTTGCAATCTTGTTGCTACTAATGACATAATGTTAAAAATTTAATTGTTATTAAATGCGGGTTTACCCTTTACCCGTGATTGTTTACTTTTCCGGCAATGCGGCAATATTGTTGTCCTGCCATGCCTGTTTCATTGCGGCGTCGAACTTTTCGGAACCCGCCGTTAAACCCTGCGCCATAAGGTTTGCGGCGATTGCTTCGTAAGCCTCGACACGGGTTTTTGCGCCAGTTACGTCAATGGTTGTTCCGCCACCACCGCCGGAACCGCCCGCCGGGGGAACCGTTCCGCCGCCTCCGGCTTGGCGTCCCTTATCCAAAATACCCATTGTTTCCAATTCCTTTGTCAACAGGTCGCCGGGGGTGTACGGGTTCAACTGATTGTTCGGGTTACGCATAATTGCGCCGCTTTCGTCCTTAAAAGCAAGGATTTTACCGCCTTTTCCGTCGTCGATATATTCGGGGTTCATACCCTTAATTTTGTCGATTGCTTGCGCTAACAAAACCTTTGTTGCGCTTTCGGGCAATCCCGGTTTGAATTTCAACCCGGCGGTTGCGGTCTGCAATGCACCTTCGATACGAACGCCGAACAACTCCGTTTGGAATTTCTTTTCGGCTTCATCGTACTTGCTTTTGAGGTCGTTAAACTGCGTTGTTACCGCCGTTAAATCGGCTTTCGCCTGTTTCAACGCCTTTGCCGTTTCCGCATCGGTCGCACCGTCGGCAATTGCCTTTTCCAAACGTGCCTTTTCTTTCGTCAGACTGTCGATTTGGGTTTGCAATGCGCTTGCGCTTTCCGCTTTGGTTTTGAACTCGGCGACCACACGTTTTGCGTAATCAAACGTCTTTTCGGTTCCGTTCTTTGCGATACCGGACGCCGCCAAAATATCGGCATCCAATCCGCCGTAAATTTCGCCCGTCTTTTTGGCGATAACGCTATTTTCGTCGTTGGCGGACAATGTTGTAATTGCCGCAATTTGTTCGTCCGTCAAACCGGACAAAGCCGCATTTGCAATTAAAATTTCTCTCGTTAACATAATATTCTTACCCTTTGAATTAATTAAGTGCGATTGCTGCTACTGCTCCGCTGTTTGCGTTAATAATATCAATTGTGTATTTTGGGGAATCCCCGGTTGTGTCAACCAACCAACTAACAACACGTGCATGGCTGATTTTCTTTTCAACCTCTTTTGTTACCAAAATGACGTCGGCAATTGTTCCGCCCTCAATACATTCAATCAACTTTTTCTTTGTGTCGCCATCCAATGCGGCGGCGGTTGTTGTTACTTCAATAACCAAATTGTCCTGCTGTGCAATCTGTGCCATAATCGTATTTTTAATAGTTAATACTCTGTTACTTTTTCGCTCCGGGTTTGTCCTCGGCTTCTGCCTTTGCCTTTGCATCGGCTTTGGTTTCTTTGGCGGGTTCCGCCGGGATAACTCCCGCCGCTTTCAATTCCGCCAAAATTTCAGCCTTTAACGCCGCTTTTTCCTCGGCTTTGGCTTTCGCCTCGGCTTCTGCCTTTGCCTTTGCATCGGCGGCGGCTTTTCCCTCGGCGGCTTTCTGCTGTGCGGCGGTTCGTGCCGCTTTTTCCTCGGCTTGCGCCTTGACGTACTCGTTGGGGTCGTGCAATACGGTAATCGTGTAACCCTGTTTTTTCAGTGCGTCCAAAATGCCGTTTTCAAACGATTTTTTGCCGAACTTTTGGATACGGGGAACGGATAAGCGTTTGCCCGTTTCGCTGTCAAACTTGCGTACCTCAATAACGCAATGATACAAATGTTGTTCGTTGCTCGGTACAATGTAGTTTTCGGGGGTGACGTCGGTAATTGCGACGTCCTTTGTTTTACCATCGTTTACTTTTACTCTCATAATTTAATTTATTTATTAAATTTCCAAATATAATTTCCGGCTGTTTTATACCTACCAATACAACATGCATGTATATTTTGATATGCAATTCCTGTAATAGTTTGAGCATCTGTTAATGTCGCATAAGTAGCAATATAATTACCACTTAAATCATATTGATTAACAGAAACTCCACACGCTTTACGCATTGCACGCTTTCGGTTAATAATTGATAATTCAAAATTAGCGTTCTCTTTTGGAGTACACCAACGTAAATTATCAATTCTATTATCCGTTTTAATACCGTTGATATGGTCTATATAATTTTTTCCGTCAACTTTAACTAAAAATGTTTCAGCAACTAATTTATGAACATGATATGTTTTTTGTTTGTGGTTAGCATATAAAGATAAAACAGCATAACCCATATTGTTGATATAAGGCTTTAGTAATTTGATTTTCCCTTTTTTCAAACTACGGATACGCCCTAATGTACTAACTTGGTATATGCCGGAATAACCTTGTATATCCTGCCAAACCTCACTACTTAACATTGTGTTCATTTGCGTAATCATTAAATTTACTTGTTATTACTGAAATCTTTTTGTCGAATGGTATTTGCGTTCCAAACTCCAAAATGTTTGTATTCTCCCGTTCAAACCTGCGGACAAAGTTAGCGAAATTCAACTTTATACGCAATTCATTCTCCGGGATTAAGTTACGCCCGTACAAATCCAATACCTCGTTCCGGGTCAAATGGCGGTACGGCTCCAATTCTGCCAATATCAACATACGTTGCAATTGGGTTGGGTTGTTCCGGTACTCCGTTTCGATAATCTGATTTTGTAGGGCGTCCAATTCTGCCTCACTTGCGCCGCTTTCCTTTGCCGACTTGTAACGGTTCCGCAACTCGCTTGCGTCGTACAAATAGAACTCCGTGCCGTAATTGACTTTTGCAGATACGAACATATTGCCGTATCGCAATCGGCAAACCGTTTCATCGACGAACTGTTGGGCGGATTCAAAGCCTTTTTTCACTCGGTTTAATACCGTGCTTTGGCTCTCAAATGCGGCTTTAACCTGTTGTTCGTTGAATGCCTCCCGTTGGGTTACTTCCTCGTTTTGTCCGACGACGGCGGTAATAATGTTTTCCCGCAATCGCTTTTCTTCCTCAACGTTATAATCCAAACTTGTACGGTCAACGGTCAACATTTGTACCGGGTTCCGCAAATCGGGTTGTTTGTCCCCGTCCGGTATCGGTATTTCAACAAAGGAACCCGCCCCGGTAATCCGTTTGTCGCCGCACTTGGGGCAACGCATCAATAACCCGGCTTGGTCTAACCTGTAATACCCTTGTTTGTCTTTCAAAAATCCACCGTCGCAATAATCGCCGTTTTCGGCGTTTGTAAAATCGCACGATTGTTCGTAACCGGAATATATCGGGTACGCCCCGTACATATCCAAATGCCGCTTCGATATATGGAAAAACAAAAACCAATCCAACGCCTCCAATTCTTTTGTTAGCGGGGATTGTTTAACGTCCGGTTCTCGCAAATTCATTGGCTCGTTCCAAAAGAAACGGGCGGGGCAATAGCGCAAATCGTGTGGGTTATCAACCAATAATTCGCCTATGTTGCCGCCGTCGTCCTCTGCAAATACTCTGTATCGTTCATCGTCAATAACTGCAATACGTTTATCGGGTTGGCGGAAAATTATCCAATCCATAACCCCGGTTGTCCGGTTTGCCTCAAAGGTTATGACGCTTTCGATAGGTAGCCAATAAAAATACGGGGTCGGGTATCGGTCGGCGGGGTTTTGCTCGGCGGGCAAATCAACTATTAAGACGCTGTTTATTTCCGTCTTGAAAAACTCCCAACCTTTCGTACTCCAAATTTCCGGCTCCTTTAATACATCTTGGCGGTAATACTCCCAATCGTCCCGTTGTTCCGTGTTTTGGAATTGATAGTTGAACGCCGGGTTACGACCGTCGAAAATACGGCTTAACTTATCAAAACAAATGCCCGTTACCTCGTTGGTACGAACGGGGTAACGGAACAATGTTTTGAAGATTTTGAATTTATCGTGCGGGATAAGATTTTGAACCCATGCCAAAAAATCGGTCGTGGGTAAACACATTAAGGGCGTTACGTTGGTTTGGGCGTGAAATTTAATGCGGTTTTGGTGTATGACCGCTTTATTTATCGTCGCCTTTTTCCTCGGTTCCGTTATTTCCTTTCTTATGCGTTTTATATCTAATCCCATTTTCTTTGCTAAATTCAAAAGGTGTTTTTTCGGGCAACTGCCAACCGCCATTGTTAGGCATCCGCAACAAGCGTTCGGCGTGGTTAATCTCAAATTCTTCGGTCGTGTTAAGGGTCGGACACTCCAACACGACCTTTGTAACTTTCGCCGTCATTACTTTCATGCGGTTTTCAAATCCGTAAGCGGGTTAAACGCCGGGGCAACAATCGCCAAATCGTCCGACCAATTCGGCAAAAACGACCATTGTATTGCGTTGCTGTCCGGGGCTTCCAATCCGCCCAACGTCTTATCGCCGATAAACAACGAACGTATCGGTATCGGGTAATATGTACCCTCCGTTGAGGCGCCCTTAATGGCTCCAATTGCGCCGTTTTCGTCGAAAATGAAGATACCCAAATTGTCGCCCCAACTTTCGCATTGCATTTCCTTTAATGCCTTGATAACCTCCTGCGGGGCTTTGCGGATAACTCCGGTAAACGGGGTTGGTTCACGTCCAATAATCTCTTCGACGCCTCCTAACGTTTCGTTACCGCCTCCAAAGGTGCGGGCGGCTCCCGCCTCGGCGGTCGGGGCTTGGATATATGGCGAAACAACTATTTTCGTGCTATCCTCCGCCGATAACAGGGGCGTCCATGACGCTAACGCCGTAATCGCTTTTTCACTCGTAAAACTGTTTTTGCTTCCGTCGTCTTTCATAAGACGTTGAAAAGCCACTTTCTGAACCTGTCCGAAACTTTCCGAACACTTAATTGCGGGTACATCGGGCAACGCCGCCCCCGCCGGACATTTACAAATCATACTTCTTTGTTTTTAACGTTAAAAATATTATTACTTTCTCCGGGGCTGTCCCTTTGCCCTCTCGTTTCGGTTACAAAGTTATAAACTTTTTCCCGGATAATCTTGCATATCTCAAAAATATTGCTAATTGCGTCGTCTTACGCCTCGGTTTGCGTGTGCGTATGGCTGTATATTGCCGTCCGCAATCTCCTTTTCATATATCCCGGTCAATCCGTCCTCCGGGTCGTCGTGCGTATTGGCTCCGAAATTGCGCAAAAATCCGGTTACATGGTCGTAAACGGCTTTGTACCGGGTTTCCCAACCGAACGGCATAATTATATGTTGATTAACCATTGCGGACGCTGTTATTATCCGGCTTTCCTTGTTGCCCCCTTGATAAAACGGGTCGGTAATCGCCCGGACTTTCTTTTTGATAACCTTTTCATAACCCGCACCACCGTTGTTGCTCTCAACCCACGCTTTTTGCGTCCCGTTCCGGTTAATCATCGCCGGGACGGTTACGGTTGTAACGTCCGTATTTTCGTCCGTCATTTCCATATCTGTAATAAGGGCAAACAATATCGGCTCCATGCGCTTTGTTTTCTCGTTGAAAAACAGATTGTCGGACTTATACACGTCATACGTTGCGGCAAACAACAGGTCGTCGCCCTCATCGGCAACGTCAATGTATGCGCCGGAACGAATGTACGTGCCGTAATCGGATTTTTCGACCCACGTTTTGAAAGGTTGGTACAATCGACCCTCGGCGGAACCGGGGTTGCCTTGATACAGGCATTGAAATTGCACCGGGTCTAATGCCTTTTGCGCTTCCAACTTTTGCTTACTGTGTCGGCTTTCCCATAATGCCGCCCCCGGTTCCCGTGGGTCTATCTCGGTCGGTTCCCCGGTTTTCAACCCCTCAAAGTTTATGCGCACCCACGCCCCCGGCGTTACGTCCTCCAAATCCGCCCAACACTTAACATCAATAATCGTTTCGCCGCTCTTTTCAATGCGCCCTATCAAATCGTCGTCGTGCCAACGGGTAAATACAATCAATTCTTGACTATCATTGTGTAAACGGGTGCGTACAACGGTCGTGTACCATTTCCACGCCGCCGCCCGTACTATCGGGCTGTTACCCTCGGCGTAATCTTTATACACGTCGTCCAATATCGAAACGTCCACGGTTTTAGACGTCAGCGAACCGCCACGACCGACGACACGCAACGACCCCTTACGCCCGACCATTTCGATAACATCGGAATTGCGCAAATAGGTATTCGCCATTGTTACGACGTTCGACCCATTTAAGTACGTGCCGGGGAATAACTCACGATACCGGGGCGTGTCGATTATTCGTTGAACGTCCCGGTTAAAATCCCGTGCGATTGTCGCCGCATACGAACCGATACATATTTTGCGGTCGGGGTCTAACCCCAACATAAATGCGGGTAATTTGCGGCTTGACCCCTCCGATTTGCCATGTTGCGGCGGCTGTTGTACAATCATCTTTCGTATTTTGCCATGCGCAAACATATCCAACAGGGTATAATATACAACATGAAACGGTTCCAATACCAAATCCGGTTGCATATACCGGGCAAAGTTGATAAGACGTTTACGGGCGGCGGCTCGCACCAATTCGCCGGGGTCTGCCTTGATTGCCTCGTACATCTTCAATAATTCCTCGTTGCTCATGGTCGTACAATTTTATCGGGTGTAACTATCAATTCGCCGGGCTTTTTCGGTATCCAATTCAAACACGCCATTTCGCTCCTTATCCGGGAACGGTTCGGGGTAAACGGACAACGGCAACAAATCGGCAATCTATTTGCAACATCTAAATTCTCATGGCCGAAATACCAAACACCGTGTCCGCAATCCCCGCAATAATGGTTCGTTTTGGTTACAACCTGTTTAACAACATTCATTCGCTTTGCCATTATTGCGCCCCTCCTTTCTCGGCGATTGTCTTTTGAAATTCGGCGGACTGCAATTTGTCGGCGACGGCAAACAACAGGTCGTCCGGGATTGCCTTAACATCGTATTTCGGTTTATCGTCGTCCGTCCCGGCGTTGTATCCGGGTATCTCGATTTTAACGGGCGCATCAAATCCCAACATCTTTGCCCGGCGTTGTTGAATGTTCAACAGCAAGTCCAAAAACCGGGGATTGCCCGCCGACGTTTCAACGGTCGTTTCGTCATACCCGTAATATTCCGGGTCGCCGTCGGTCGCATCCGTTTTGATAGGACGCCCCCGGTTGGTTTTCTCTTTGGTGCGCCGCTTTCCGGTTTTAGATACCTCCCACGCCTCCCACGCTTGTTGCTCCATTTTATCCAACTTGCGCAATTCCTGTGTAACATATTCGTCGATTGTATCCAACCGTTCCCGCTTCCATTCGATAAGGCATTGTTGCAAATCGTAATAAACCATTTGAAAGGTTATTGTATAACCCATTCCACGGGAGGACAAATCCCGGTTCAATGCGTCCGCAATTTCCCGGTACGAATAACCACGCAAAAATAAATCGGCACAAAACCGAATGTCATAAATTCGTTGTTCCTCGGAACGCTTGTTGTAGCCTAATGGCTTCTTTCTCTTTTTCATCGTCAAACCTCCTTAATCGTCAAATCGTATTCCCATACATACCCGCCCGCCGTTTTATACACTCCTTTACAACATCGGGTAATTGTTATATTTTTTATTCCCGTTTTTCTTTCCGCTTCCCTTATAGATTCATACCGGGCAATTTCGTTTCCGGCTTTTGAACGTTGTATTACAGGTTTAGCAATTTTGTTATGTTTGCCGTTATATGTATTGTTATACTGATTATCGCACCATTCCAAATTATCGGCATTATTATTAAACTTGTTTTCGTCCTTATGATTTATTTGTTTCCGGTTATTTAGATTTTGAACAAATGCCATTGCAACCAATCTATGAACCAACAACGCATTTGGTTTACCGGACTTCGATAACCTTACTTGCAAATAACCTTTTCCGCTTACAGTTGGTTTTAGCAACTTGGGTTTTCCTGTCCTCCCATAATTGAGGCTTTTTACATTACCATAATTGGATATTTGGTAATTCTCAAAACCGGGTATATCTTTCCAAACTTCCATATCTTTTTTTTGCAAAGGCACCAAATGTTTTTCGATTGCAAGTTATTTGCACGGAATTTCCATTTTAAGAGGCTTTATTGTCTTAACCAAACTTTCTATATCTCGGCGGTTATCTTTTAACCACGGGGCAAATTTACGGCTTTTTCGCCGCATTGCCAACCGTTTGTTCTCTCTCACATATAAACGGCAAAACCCCGGCTTTGTTTCCGGGGATGATTGCCTAATTGCTTATGCCTATTTCGTACCTACCATTTGAGCAACGAAAATGCGGTTGGGTTCCACGGGGGTTGGTGTATCCGTTCCCCCTTTTATCATCTTCAACGCCAAACATACCGGGGCGGGCTTTCCATTTACCGGAAATTCCGGGTTAAAATATCGACACGTTCCGCATATCTTTTCGGGCTTCGATTGTCCGGGGCAATTACTTTTTCCCATTGTTGCCCCCTTTCCTTTTGTTCTTTGCCCGGCGTTTATCCCGTGGGTTCCTTTTCGGCATTTCGACCCGGTGTATTTCTACTTTGGAACCGGGGAACATCTTGCCTAAAAATTCCGCCATTGCTCGCACCTCCTTTGGGACGTCGAACGCCTCCGGCTTCTTATGCTCCGGGCAAATCCCCCGAACCGGGCAATTGTCGCAATCCTCATTCCGCACAACCTCGCCCGGCTTATCGGCTTCTTTGAACCCGTGCCAATTGTTCCTCCGTGCGGACGCTTCGGCGAAATTCTCCATTGCTTCAACTGCTACTTCCGCCAATATGTAATCCGGGGTATCGTTAAAATGCGCCTCCAAAGAATTACGGTTGATAACCTCGGCAATCTCTTTCAAAAATTTTTCTCTTTTGTTCATCGCTTTATTGATTTTTGGGTTTGTACTCTTGGCACGGCATAACGCCGCACGATTGTTCGCATTTGAACGCCTCGCAATAACCGTTCCCGTTGACGTCCTTGTTTGTAAAGTTGGCGCAATTCCCGCATCCCTTATCGCCGGGTTCTTTCGGTACGCTTACGCCTTTCGGCTCAAACTCCCGGTTAAACTCTCTTTCCGGGCGGGTTGTCAATCGTCCGTCCGGTTCCCGGACAATGTAGTACGTTTCCGGGGCGTCAATGAAAATGCCGTTGCCGTCCGGGAACGAATAAACCGCCCGCCCGTTTGGGGTTCTCGGTATCGTCATGGTTCCTCCTCCGGTAAATCTCAACAGGTCGTCCAAATTGTCCCGGCGTACCTGTATTGCGTCAACTTCTAACAACGTGCGGCAATATCGGGTTCCCGCCGTGGCGTCCGGCTCAACTAACCGGGTGCGGATTTGTTCCGGGTATTCCGTCGGGTCGTACTCGACGTTGAAAACAACGGCGGCGTCTAACGTGTGGGTAACTAACAAGCGTTTCCCCAATCGTCCGGCGACTGCCTGTTTTAGTGCTTCAATTGCGTTTTCCTGTATCTCGGTTGTGTCAACCGTGATTTCGTAACGGTCGGGTTTTCCCTCGACCTCCGGTTGGCTTTTGGCAATATCGCCAATCATAACCAACAATTCCGCATCAAACGGGTTTAACTTACTTTCTGTCATGCTCTAATTTTTTATTCGTTCTTACTGTTTTCGGATATGCCAACCGCCAAAACATCGTTTTTCGGTCGGTTCTGTTGTACTTATCGCATTGCCTACCTATTCCGGGGCAATCTTCCCTTTGGATTTTGCAGCGAACGCAACGTTGCGTAAATATTGCGGGGTTGTTGTTGGCTAATCGTGCATCCGCCGCCGTCCATATCTCGGCAATCAATACCATACCCCGGTAAACGCAACGTTCGCCGGGGTTGTACTCTCTGTTTGGGTCGAACGGTTCGGGTTGCTTAACTCTCATTCTTTGCCCGCTTCGTTTACATAGTCAAACAATGCGTCCAAATCGTCCTTTGCGCCTTTTACGCAAATTCGTACCTTATCGCCCCCGGCTAATGCGGTTTCGACAATCTCACAATTATACCGGGGGGCGTTTATCTGTATCATTGCCGCCGTGGTATTCGTTACAAACTCGTTTCTTTCTGCCATGCTCTCGGATTTTTGAAATAAATTAAATGCCTCCGTTGGTTCGTTCTCGCTTTGACACGCCCCCAACAAAAGCGTTGCCAAAGATAACAATAAAATCTTTGCTTTCATCGTTTTACCTTTCTTTTAATCCATATAAACCGTATGCCAATGCCGACAAACAATATTTTCGCCTCAATATCAACATAACGGTCGTAACCGTTTATTGCATCAATGGATACCCCAAATTGCCAACTATGATATTGCCAATACTCACGGGCGTAAACATAGACGCCGACCCGCCCAACGTGTATGCCTGTTTGGACGGTGTGTTTGTCCTTACTCATTGTGTGCCTCCTTTCTTGCTAATTCATAACCCTTTTTATCCATTACCATTGCCACGGGGTACGGCAATATACAATCTTTGGTATAAACCAAATTGTAAATCCCCAATTGCCCCTTAACCGGAAATTCAATAACCCGGCGGGGGTTGCGCATCAACCACCCGTACCCCTTTGTTATTTTCGCCCTCTTTTCCTTTGGAATCCGGGTGTTTTCCCAATCCTCCGGCGTAAACTCTTTTATCGGCTTTACGTCGTACAACTCAACCAATCCCAAAGTAACGCCGCTTTCCATTCCCGGATAAACCGGGGACGCTGCGGAACATATCAGCACGTCGCCACGGTATGACGTGTTTTTGCTCCGAACTTCAATTGTCTTTTTCCCGTAAACAATACCGTTTTCGTCCTTGTACGCCTCCGTTACCAAATCATTTGCGTATGGCTGTTTTACGGTCAACGCACGCCAACGGTCGTGCTTTTCCGGGTTGTAATCCTTATTGCTGTACTGCATATTTACTTTTTATTTTCGGGTTCCTCGGTTTCGTCGTCGGGTTCCGGGTAATGGATAAATCCAATTTGCCGGACGTTTTGGATTGGCTCGTAAATGATAACGACAACATCGCCGTCCGTCCTTACTCCGACCAATCGGCAATCGGCGGGAACCTCAACCCGTATTTCACTTTTCATTGTTAAACAAATTCCAATTAACAGGGGCACAATACCCCGGCAATTCTCCCCGGTCAATCCCCAACGGATTAACAATACTATCTTTCCAATAGATACGGGGTTGTTCCGGGCGTCCCTCCCAATGTTCCGTAATCGTGTCGTAAATCAATCGTATTTCCCGTTTCGGATATTTGCCGCCGCTCTGCAACCCGATTTTATACAGGTCAACGAACGGATACGACAATTTGATTATCCCAATTGCCCGGTCGTACATTCCCGGCGGGATTGGCTCCACGCTTGCAAAGGTGCGGAACCCGTGGCGTTTTGCCCGTGCCAACACATTAACCCGCATCATATTTGGGTCGGCGTTCGGCTCCAATTCGTCGCAACCTGTCAACGTTGCGCCCAAAGCGATACGGGACACGTCCCAACCCTCGGACGCCTCGGCAAAATCAATAAAGCGGTTCAACCCCTCGGCGCATTTGCTCAATATCTTAACCGGGACGCCGTGGCGTTGGCATACGCCGACCGCTTGACGGGTCAACCGTTCCGTTTCCGGCAACAACGGGTCGGTCGTGAACGAAAAGAATAACCCCGTTTTCTGCAATTCCTCCTTATGCGCCAACAATTCGTTTTTGAAAATATCCAAAGCGTATGGATATTCCCGCAACGTCTTTTTCAACTCCGGGCGACTGCCTCCCAATACCTTTGCGCCACGACCTTTGCGCAAATAACAGTAAGTACAACCGTTGGAACAACCGACAAAGAAATTGGCGGCGTTCTCGGCGTATTCCCCGGCTTTACCTTTTGGGCTGTAAATAACCCGTCCGTTTATCGCTCCCATATCGTCAACGGCTTAAAATGGTAAATCGTCGTTTCCGTCGGGGGCGGGTGCATCCGGCACGGGCGGCGGCGGTACTTGCGCCCCGGCTCCGGTCGCTTTCGGGGTCAACATTTCCATATCGGTTGCGACTATCTCGGTAACATACCGTTTGACGCCTTGCGCATCGTCATAACTCCGGGTTCTCAATTCGCCCTCAATATACAGTTTGTCGCCCTTTTTGACGTACTGATTGGCGACCTTTGCCAACCCGTTTTGCAATACGACGTTATGCCATTCGGCACGCTCCGGGATTTGCCGCCCGTCCTTTGTGGTATAACCTCGTTTCTTGGTTGCCAACGAAAAGGTCGCCACGCAACCCCCGTTGTCGAACTCCCTAAAATACGGGGCTTTCCCGGTATATCCCACCAAAATAACCTTGTTTACACTCATACAAAAAACGCTTTAATTATCCAAACAATGATACTATACAACGCCCACATATAAGACGCAACCGTTAACGTCACGAACGTGTATAACGCAATTTTATATCCGGTTTTTGATTTTATTTTCATGTCACTTGAATTTTACGCAATCCAACAAATATTGTTTCTTATTGTCCGACCATCCGGCGGCATGGTTTATCGCTTTTCGGTCGTCGTCGTGTACGAACTCACAAACCCAACCGCCGACGCTTGATTTTTGAACTAATCGAACCAATTTACCAACAATGAAAGAACGCAATTTGTAATAACCTGAATTTTCGCCAACAAACAAAACCCGTCTTTCTGCATTTATTTCGGGCAGATTTTCGATTTGCGGGCGTTTCTCCCTTTCCGGGTACCTTTGTACCCTTTTAAAATCATTTTGGATTGAACGGCGGGTAATTGCCCCGTAATCGGGTGTTCTTTGTTTCGTTCTCATAATTTATATTTTTCTTTTTCTTCTTCTGTCCAATCTTTTTTAGGTTTTAAAGCCATAGGGTGCGTTTCCTTATTATATCTTATTTTTGGGTTACAAAGACAATTTTTACATTGTTCACATTCTGACGGTTCCATAGAACCGTATTCTTTCGCATACTTGCAAAGAAAACAATCTTCATCCATTTGTTGAATTAAGTCTATTTGCCTTACTATATTTCTTACACAAGCACCTAAATCAATAAAATCTGTATATCTTTCATCTTGTGTTTCTACCGTATATCTATCAACAAACCTTATTCCGCTGTTTCTTTCATCATCAATGTCTTTAATTCCATCGTCTTTCAATTTGCGTGATATATTTAGCTGTCTAAATTCCAAAATATCATTCAAAAAATCATTAAGCCATTTTTCAAAATCTTCCCACGTGTTCCATTCAAATATTTTGAATGTATCTTTTATACTCCCGTTACAATCGGGCGTTTCATCGCACCACTTATTAATTTTTTGAACTATTTTATTTATACCTTCCGGGTTATGATAAGGGTGCATTTGATATATAACACCTACTACTGAATTTATAATCAGTTTATTTGTAATTCTAACTTTGCTCATAATTTCAAAATTTGATATTCTTTCTTTAATAGTTCTATAACCTTAACGTTTCCGGGATAAATGCGCATATTTTTACGGTCGCCATTTTCCCAACGGTTGTGCATTTCAAAACAAAGGATATTGATATTGCGGGGGTCGTGCGCCATTTCCGGGTGCGAACCCCTCGTTAGGATATGCGAACAATAAACGGCGGAATAACTCGACAACGGGCGCAATGTTTCCTCGCATTGGTGCGGCTTATGTTCCCAAATCCACCTAAAAAACCGTTCGTTTGCCTGTGGGATATTCCCACGACCAAAAACGCAATGCCCGAACAATTCCCGTTGGATTTCGACACGCAACCGAATATCCATTGTAAACCGCTTGTAATCCAATAGGGGGCAAAACCCCCTATCGGTTACAAATTGGTATTCTTCCCGGTCTGTTAGCAATATCGGCTTCATTGCTTACATATCCGCCGTTTCGTCCTCCGGGTCGTCCTCGTTAGCCGGGTCGCCGACCTCCGGGAACAATCCGCCCTCCTTTTCCGGTTCTGCGACCAAACCCGGTGCGGGTTCGCCGTCAACCCCGAACAATTCCAATTGCGCCTTTTTGCCTTTGAACAAAAATGCGTAAACCTCGTTTTCAATGTCCGCAACGATTTCTTCCAATTCCTCCTCAAAACCGAACGTTTCGGTATTGAATTTCAGACGGGGCGAATTTATCGCCGTCTTTTGGTTGTTGGATACCGTGAACAATCCCGTAAGGACAACCCCAACGTTATCGTCTTGACCGGAAAAGGACACGCCCCGAACCTCTATGTTTTTCAACATTTCGTCGGCAAAATCCCGTGATAACTCGCTTTGCTTTTTGGTTGCTTTGAAATCGGACGTTTCAACCATTGAAAGAAAGGACGTAATATTAAAAATCCGTCCCATGATTGGGCGCAAACGGTCGAAACAATCCCGCAAATCCGGGTGTATGTCCTTTGCACTTTCGACGTGGTATTTGTTCGTGTAACTCTCATTGCCGATTGTTTCGGTAACTTCATAATGCACGTCTAACCCGCCGTCCTTTAATGTCTTTACTTTCGACAATGCAAACGCCTTTTCACTTGGTATTAACATAACGTTTGCGGCTTTTTTTTCTTCGTTCATATTATAATATTATTTGTCGCCGGGAATCCGCCCGGCACGGTTTTAATCAAAATTCGTTTTCGTCCAACAATTCCCGTGTCTTACTATTCGACGGAACCGCCGGGCGTTCCGGTTCCGGGGTTGGTTCCGGGACGGGTTCCCCGGTTCCGATTGGTTCCGCTACCGGGTTGGGGTCGTGGAACTCAATATTGCGCCCGCCTTTGGGCTTTTCCGGCTCAAATTGGGCTTTGAGTTGTTCCGCCGGGTATTCCTTTTGCGCTAACTCAATAATCCCCAAATTAACCAATTCCGGGACGCAACGGCGCAACGCCCTTATGTCCTCTAATGCGTCATGCGCCGGGAATGTTTCGCCGGGGAATAACTTACTATATAATTCCTCTAATTTGGGATATTTTCCCGGTCGCCCGTTTGAATACAATGCGCCAACAAATTTAATTGTTTTCATCATCGTATCAATTCGTTTGCCCTTAAACAATGCGTCCTCCGCTTTTGCGTCGTAATATTCACGACCCATAATGCGCAATATCATTGCTTTTACAATTGACGTATCAAAGTAAATGTTATGTCCGACCAACAAACGGGCCTTTTTGCAATCCTCCAAAAATTCGTCTATAATGTCAGCAAATGGGACGCCCTCGGCGTTTGCTCTCTCTGCTGTAATTCCGTGTACATCAATTGAGGCTTCCGGAATCTCCCACCCCTCCGGCTTTATGATATATGAACGTTCCTTTTCGTTTACCGACCATGCCAATTGCACAATATTTGGGAACTCTGCAAAATCAACGTCCCATTTTGCGCCCTTGGCTGGCAATCCGGTTGTTTCGCAATCAAACGTCAAAACATCTTTCAAAATGTCGTTTATCTCATTTCCTTTGCTGTCTTTCAATGTTACTTTTTTCATATTACTTTCTTTTATTTTTCTTTTTAGCACTAAAATACATTATCACATAAAGCATAATTACCACTATCAATACAAAAGCGGAAATTATATCCGAAATCGTAAATATAAACATAACTAAATTGTTTTTGGGTCGTCTATAAACGTGTTGTATTCCTCTGCGGCAATCTGTTTCAAATGCTCAATATGTTCTATCAATTCCGCATTGCTCAACTCTGCAATTGTCCGCAACCGGGTTTCATATTTCCCGGTGTTAATATCCGGGGTTTGCTCATACATAACCGTGGACAACTCACGCAATCGGCGTTCTGTTTGTTCCTCTGTCAGACGCTCCCCGGCTTCCCATATACCCGACCGGAACGTTGGTACAACGTAATTGAAATAATACCCTTTCAATGCCTCCGACGAACCGGGGGACGCAACGGTAAAACGGGCGATTATGCGGCTACCTTTGTGCATTGCAAAGAATTGATTTAATTCGCCCATATACATTTGCAAACCGCCGTTGTTGTTAATCATCCCCGTTGCTGTTATCTCTCTTTTTTTCATTATCTCCAAACTTTACGTTAAACCTTTCTGAAAGATATTTTTTACAATCAAACTTTTCTCCAAATATATTTTCTTTCATAAACTCATTAAATTCTGCAATAGAATCATAATGCAATGAAAAAAAACAACCATTCATAAGCATCATTGAAATATTCATTTATTTTGCTTTTTGGATGTTTATCTAAATATTTTTGTCCGTTATTAATATAGTATTTTATCATATTAGGATATTTCATAAATTCTAATATCCTATTTTTTTTACTTGCTAACGGGCAACACATACAACCTAAACGCCTTTCAGAAATAAAATTACCTTTGTTATCATAATACAATGGGTGTAATTTTATATTCCTTTCTTTCACAAAATCTTCAACATCTTTTTTGTCCAATTTAATATAGGGAAATATTGATTTGTTTTTTCTTTTTTGTTGAAAACTCTGCATTGCTCCGGTTCTTTGTAACGTTCTTTTCTTTTATTACTTTCTTCGCTCCTTATGCCTAAAATAGCATAATTAAGTATTTTATACTCTTTAAGATATGCACAACATATTCTTCTGTGTCTTGACGGGAATCCGGTTTTCTGTATTATTTGCCCAAATGAATATTTAGGTTTTATTATTTCAACTCCTCTTTCCCTGCAATGTTTTATTGTACCCGGCGGGTCTATCGTTGTATTTTTGTATATCGCCCTATATTCTACTTTTGCCATTCTTACAAGTTCTAAAATAACGTCAGAATCCTTTCCACCGCTATAACAAACTTCTATTGGCTGCCCTACTTCTTTTGCTTTTGCTGCTGCTGATTGAATCAGTTTAATAGCAAAATCAATCTTTTCTTTCAACGTTTTCATTGTCTTTCTTTTCTTGGTCAACCAATTGTTTCATTGTAATATTAAACGCTTCGCCGCCAACTTCCAATATAAACTTTCTTTCGCTGCTTGAATATCCATGCAACTTCTTATCCATTGCATTTGCATACAATACCGTCATTTGTCCCGGTTCAAAAACTCCTCGTTCCTGCAAACGGTCTATCGGGTGCCGCTTCAATGGTGCGTCCGCCATCATTCCGGCTTTTCTGCGGGTGTTTTCCAAATCGGGAATAACCACTTTCAGATTATTATAAAAAGCGGGTGTTTTCAACACGTCCGCAATTGTCATTTCTTTAACTTCCATATTGTTTTGTTTAAGGGACGCCGGGGAACCGACGCCCCGGTTAATTACTCGGTTTCGCTGTATTCCTCAATAATTAAATCGTCCTGTCCTCGCTTGACTTCCTCTATAAATCCTTGATACCCTTCTTTCCGGGCTAATTCGATAAGGGATTGCAGACGTTTTGCGCCCAAACTTTCGCCCCTCGCAATGCGGAATACCTTAACGGTCGGATTGCTTGCGATAATCAATTTTGCGGCAACCTCCATTATCTGACTATCCGACACTTTCCCTGCGACAAACGGCACACCGTTTAACTCCAACCCGTCGTCCGTGAACGTCAACCCGGCAATCGGCAATTCCGATTTCGCAATAAGGGTTTCCCGCTCTTTGAGCAAATCCGACAACTTTTTTTCGTGGGTTTGGGCGACCTTTTCGGCGGCGTCCTTTTGCTTTTTCTTCGTCAGATAGTCCACAACCAACGCATTGATTTTGTTGTGTTCCTCGGCTTGTTTGAGGCGTTCGGCTGTATCCAAATTCTCCGGGTTGTTTTCCTCGTACTTTGCCAACCATGCGGCGGCGTTGTTCTTGCGGGTTTCGTAATCGGCTTTATCCGTTTGGATTTGCGCCAATGTTTCGTCGTATTTGTCGGCGGCGGCTTTCGCATCGGCTTTGCTCTTTTTCTTTGCCGCTTCCAATACCTTTTTTGCCTCGGCAACAATCCGGTCGTATTCGGCTTGGGCTTCCGCCTCATACTTTATTGCGGCTTCAATCTCTGTATTCTTGGTTTCCTCGGCGGCTTTGATACGACCGGGGATTGCCTCCAATTGTTCCGTCCGGGTTTGCAATGCGGTACGCACGGTTTTCGCTTTCTCAATCAACCGGGCGTTCTCGTTTTGTTCCTCCATTAAATCGGCAATGTCGATTTTCTCGGCATACGTTTTGACGTCGCCCGGTTTCAACTGCTTTTCGGCGGCGGCGCAAATGGTCGTGTACGTCTTGACCTCGGCGTTGGCGTCCTTTCTTTTCTCCTTAACGGTCATAACCTCGGCGTCAATCTCGGCAATACGTTTTTGCACATTCTCCGGCAACAATGCCCGGACGTATTGCACTTGCTTTCGGCGACCCTCGGCGGTTTCAGACCACCGGGAAAACTCCACGGCGTCAAAATCCGTATATCCGAAAACCTTTTGCAACATACTTACGTTATCCGACCGCATCCCGGTTGTTTTCTGTTTGATTGATAACGTACCACGGGGGTTGGCTTTGGTAAACCGCAATTCAACGTCGTATTCCTCGCCGTCGTCGCCGACAACCATTTTGGCAAACCCTTTGTCCTCGCCATTACGCAACACGGCGTCCCGGTTCCCGGTCAACAACGCCCCGATTGCCTTTAATAGCGTGGATTTTCCTAACTCATTGTCCCCGGTAATGAAATATACATTACCCTCAAAACCTGCGTTGAACTCCTTAATTACTTGGAAATTCGACAACTCTAATTTTTTGATAATCATTTTATCGCTCTTTTTATGCCGGGGTTGCCCCCGGCGGTTACTACTTATTTGTTTGTTAATATCATTCTTTGGTGTATCATGCTTTGCACCTTGTTAAGCGCATCCCGGTTGGCGTCAACCTCCGACCGGGTGCAATCGGCAATAAAGTTTTCCAAACGCTTATACAGGTCGTTCAACTCTTTTGCCGTCATTGCATGGCGAACGGCTCCCAATTCGTCCTTATCCATTTTTGCAAATTCGTTTAAGGGTTTCCAAATCGCAACGTTTGGGGTCGTCGGCGTTCTTTGTCGCATCAATTAACGGCATATCATTTGTTTTTGCCGTCCAACTTTTACCCGTAACGGGCGACGTGTAAGTTACTTTGTAATGTCCGTACCCGGCAAACTCAAACCGGGAATCGCTGATTGTTGTTTTCGCTCTCATTGCTTTTATTTTTTTAGCATTACCGGGGAAACGCCCGGTCGTTGTTATTTCATGCCACAAAAATACGGGGAATATTTTAATTACCAAAATTTTTTCTTTTTATTTTCGTGTTAGGGCAAAAAAATCCCGATACGGCGCAAGTCGTACCGGGATAAAATCAAAATAATTTCATTTGCGTATCTGTTAAGACGGCAATAACGCCGTCAACTTTTTGTTCCCATGCCGTCCGGGTTGCAATCTTTTCCGGCGTTGGGTTCCGTTCGCACCTCCGTTGGTTGTGGCGCATCTGTTTAACCATGTACGCCAATTCTTCCAACGTTATTTTCGCCGGATTTTCGATTTGCGGGCTTTTGTTTTCGTCTGCCATACTTTTACCCATTCAAACAAAATAATCGAAATACGGGGCTTAAAATAAACGGTCGTGCATCGGGGCGGGCAAATTCTCCAAAACCCAACGGGGGTTGTTGTGCAAAATGTACCGTCCAAAGTGCATTATCATAAGGGCGTCGGCGTTCCACAACGTCACCTTAACATCGGGGTAATAATCGGCAGCGGCTCGTTGGTATCGCTTTTTGCGCTCCGGCTTTTCCTCTCCCTTAACCCGCAATTTCAATTCATTTTGCCATTTTTGGGGGTGTACCAAAACAAACGGTACGTCGCACATGGCAATTATCGTTTTCAGTTTTTCAAACTCGGATAACAGTTTTTGAACCCGGAACGCCTTACCGGGGTTGTCGTTCACGTCGTCCGGGCGCAATTGAACCTTTTCGACGAATACCAACGGGCGGCAAATATTTTTCATATAATTAAACCATTGCCGCAACTCCATAAGGTCGCCCGGCATTTTCATTACCTCGGTTTTATGGTTCGGACGCCAAACGGCAATCCCCCCGGTTTTTCCGGGGTCAATCCCAATAATACAATCAATCGTTATTTTGTTCATTTCCAAAAATCTAAATAGTTATCAATCTGTAATTCGTCGGCAATCATTCGGTCAAACGTCCGGGCAATCTCTTTGTCCCTCGCTATCTCATACGCCGTAAAATCCAACTCCGGGGCGTCGGTTCCCTTACGTTGGACGTGGTACGCCTCGTACTTGTTGACGAACCCACGGGCGACACGTTGCATATATCGGGCAAATGCTTGTTTGCGGTCGTCTTCGGTTCCGGCAACCTCATTGGCAAAACCCAACTTTCGCAACCAATCATAAATTAACATTCCGTCAGTAATCCCCAATACAAACCGCCCGGTATATTTGTATTGCAAAAATACCTCCCTACATCGGGCGACGGTTTGGTTGTGATAATACCGTTTTTCCTCCGGCGTCAATTTCTTTTTCGGCTCCGGCAATGCCTTATACGCTTTATGTATAACCCCGTTTTGTTTCCGGCGGTATGAGTTCAATATCTTTGCGAAATAATCGGCGTTAAACTGTTGGTAATGCTTTTTGTCCGGGTTGCCTTGACTGTCTTTCGGCAAATAGTCGTCCAATTCCCCGGTTGTCGCCAACTCAAATGCCAACTTAATATCCGCCAATGTCATTTGCGAATAGTATTTTTTGAGTATATCCAACAACCGGGTACAAATGTACGCCCAATCTTCCGGATTGGTCGGGATTATATACCCGACGTCCATTGCAATAAACCGGAACATTTGCCCGGTTTTCGCAATCAACGTGCCGTCGTCAATATCGGCAATTTGCATTTTCGTTGAGGCGGCGAAAATGTACTTTTCGACCCCGGATAACGATTTGGCAACCTCCGGTAATTGCAACATTTGTCGGCGTATGTCGATTGCTTTTGTACCGGGCGTTGGGTTGTATATCGCCAACGCCACGGATTGCGTATTTACTGTTTCCGGCAAATTTTCCATAATCAATAATCGTTGTTAAGAAATTCCATTGCGCCCGCCACGTTCAACTGTTTTTGCGGGGCTTGGTATTCCGGTTTCAAATGCAATTTCTTTTTCTCAATGTCGCCCCGGATAAAATTGCGTACCGTCGCAATCCAACCCGTGCGGGTTCGCTTAACTCCCTGTTTGGTTTCCGACCAATCGGCGACCGTGTGGAAATAATAAATCAAATCGACCTTTTCAAATTCCGGCGTCGCAAACAGTTTTTCAAACTCGGAATAATCATTTACGCCGTCCGCCCCGAACTTAACCAATTTGTAAACATCGGAATTGCGAAATATGGACGTTCTTTTTTTATCCTTTTCCAAATCCTGTTGTTGTTCCGGGGACAAATCCCCGACAACAGGGTTGGCGGGTTTACTATGATTAGTATTTGGTTTATTTGGGTCATTAGTAATATTAGTATTTATTAGTGTCGGATTTTCCGTATCCCGGTTTAAACGCGGGGCTAATCAATCCGCCTGCCATTGGGAAGCTGTTACCGATTCCTTTGGCTACGGTGATGATGTCTGGCTTGATATCA